CTTGGGATAGATGCTCACCAGTGCGGTGCCGTCGGCATTCTCCAGCTGCACGCGGTTGTTCTCCTGCGTCTCTTCGAGGATGATCTCGCTGACGGCTTCGAGGACGGCCTTGATTTCGTAGGCCCGGCTGATGCCGCGTGCCTCCACCTTCTTGGCCAGTTCCCTGTTGGTGATTACGTTGTCGGTCACTGCCTCCGCGAAGAAGCTGTGCGAGCCTGCCTGTCCGGCTTTAGGGGTGAACTCGCGGACCCTGTACTTCACGTCTGCCATTTTTCTTAATTTGTCAGTTGTTAAAGTGGTTAAACAATAGTGAGGGCTTTCACCTCGTTAGCTGTTTCTTCAGTGCAAAGATAGGGGATGTCGATTCAAAGCACTCGTCTAAAAATGTCTTGTCCATATCGCCTTAGTTTTTTGAGGGTTTTTGTTTTTTTGAACACGGATTATACGGATTGAGGGGATTAGCATGAATTAGAAGATAGCTTCTCGACGATGCGACGCTCTCTATCCGATAGCGTGACTTCTCGCTCGTATTCCATATCAGCCGTAATCAAAGCGGCCACTCTGTCCGATAAAAGCATACCGCCGCCGAAGATTCGCTTGCCTGCGCTTTTGAGGTTGTCGAGATTGCGGACGTACTGGCTTTCTTCTTTCGGTATCTTGACGTTGACACCACGGGCGAGATATTTGCCGCACGATGCAGCGTTGATAACGTTGGCAGGATATATTTTCTTCTCGGTAGTCCGTATCGCCGTCTGACTGATTGCGTTGATGCGCTGCCGAAGGTCGGCATTGAGCCAAACGCGGAGGTCGGGCACGATGTTCGTGACAAACGATGTCTTGACCACTGCGCCGTTCTCATATACGACGTTGGCATCACAGAGGATGCTGCAAGTGGCTTGGCAGTCGAAAATGGTCAGATGCGGAGCGAACAGAAAATAGTCGATGCCCGTTGTCTCATACCAGCGGACTATCTTCGTCACGATAGAGAACGGAGGATTGTCTATCACTATGCAGCCATCGGGATAGGTGAACTTCTGATAGTCACCACCAGGATAGAACGGTCGGACGATTGCTCGGTCTGTGAGGTCGGTCAGTTCGCAGACAAAGTTCTTCACCACGTCGTAAACTGCGGGCGGCGTATAGCAGTCGTCCGTTGTCTTCTTCTCCGAGAATCGGTCGAGGAAAGTCTCGTAGTCGTTGAATTTCTCGTCGCGTCCTATTCGCTTAACCTCTGGCTTGATTTCCTCTTCGCCAAATAATGATAGTTGCTGTTCCATATCGCCTTACTTCACGTCTGCCATTTTTTTAAATTTGTCAGTTGTTAAAGTGGTTATACAATCGTGAGGGCTTTCACCTCGTTAGCTGTTTCTCTGTCTTTTTTGCCTGTCAGTCAGGCACCCCCCTTGGAGAGAATGTCTATCTTCTCTGTGAAGAATGCCTATCTTCTCTGTGAAGAATGCCTATCAACTCCTTTTCCGGCCTTTTTCGTTTTCCGACCGCTAAGTTACGAAAACCTTGCGCATCTGGTCGGACATTTAGAGCCCCCCGCCCATCGGGGGACGGCTATAATGCAGGGGGCACATCTTCAGCAGCAAAGGTAATACTTTGGCTGACAGGAATGGGACAAGCTGCGGCGCAGCCGTCTATCGTTTCTTCTTCCGCGATTGTTTCTGCATCCGACGCTTCGCCTTTTTCTTCTTGGCATAGTCTTTTGGCTTCTGCCGGCCACCTATATGTTTGTAACCTTTGTCTATATTTGCACCTCCGAAGTATGGCGACGGCTCTTTCCAAAGGATTTCGGGCACTTTCGGCATTTCGGGCACATTGGTATATACGATGGACTCCTGACGCAGACGGTCAAGCTCATCCTGTTCGACGGGTACGAGGATGCAATGCGCCTCTTCCTGCTTCTCACGGATGAAGTCTGGAGATAGTCTGTCGTACTGCTCTCGGAGGATGAACACTTTGGGCAGCTCCTGCGTCCTCGTATCGACAGCGATGACGTCGGCGGCACCCTCGATAGGGTCGCTTGTGACGATGCCGACGTGTCCCATCGGCATACGTCTGCTACTTCTGACCAGCGGTTCTTTTAGTGGTTCACATTGTTTCATACGTTAGTCCTCCTTGGTTTTTGTTACTTATATCTCACAAACTTATCAGGATTGCGCAAAATATCCGCAATCAGCGACTCGGCTTCATCTTTCGTGCCAAATGAGGTAGCTTTGCCTTTTCTTGTGTATTCCACACGCACCTCCTGACTGTTCTGCCAGTCTCTATACTGGCGAATTTCAATATACACTCTTAACAGGCCGAAGAGCATCTTACGGTACACCTTCCAGCTTTCATTGACGAACAGCACCTTTCCGTTGATGTTGGTCTTTTCAACCAGCGTTTCTTTCTTGATTCCGAATTTCATCTTATTCTTGTTTAAGTTCTACTTCTTCCATATATCCTATGTGATTGATAATCCCGTACAGGACGATTTCAGTATCACTGCCGAGTTTCCCGTCCTTGCGGAAGAGGTCTATCCTCCTTTGGATTTCAGCCTTGATTTCGTTTGCGACTGACTTCGCGCCAAACTCAACAGCCAGTTCTATGTCATGCCCACTAAACACGTTGAAAGACATCTTGCTCTCACGCGGAAGGTTAGGGTTAGTGTTATCCAAGTCTGGATAAATCCTGCTTATCTGACGGTCAGCATATCCTTTGTATAGTTCTTCTATAGTCATACTCAACCCTCCTTTATTTCTTCGATAAAACTATTGATGCGGTCAACCGCCGTGTCGATTCCTGCAATATTGTATGCTTGCTGAATCTCCTGGATGACGGCCTTTGCACCAGCGTAAAAATTCTCGTAAGCCTTCTTTCCGTGACCTCTCTGCATGGAGTAGTCGAAGGCCATGTCTCGGATTGTTGCCATAGTCAGTCTTTCTTTTCTGGTTTATACTTTATCTCATTGTTATAGAACTCGCCCCATCGCTCATACGACGGATTCTTGCGAGGCGTGCCGTCACGCGGCAGTAGAGCCATTCGTGCCGGCTCAGCCCCCACAGCGCACCGAATGCTGCGCCAAGCATGAAGGCCAGTGCCGTGCCGATAATCATCGGAATTGAGTAGTCAGTCATTGTCGCCTTTGTTTTTTTTGAGGTTTTGTTGAACACGGATTGTGGGGATTGAGGGGATTTCTTTTCGACCACGGATTGCACGAATTTCACGGATTTCACGGATTATCTTTGCTCGGCGGTAGCTTATAGGCCATAAATCCGTTATACAGTCTTCTGCTTGGGTCTGGCAAAAGTTCCTCTTCGCCGTAGTGGAAGCCGAAGCCCTTATAGTATTCGTCTATGAACTTGATGCTCTTGAGTCCCATTCCCTTCGGCTTCAAAAGCGACTTGCGGCTGATACGCAGCAGGTCGTTTAGTTCGCGGATTCCAACATCTGCCAGCGCATTCATTATGCGGTTTGGAAAGCCGAGGTCACTCAGACGCTTGTCACCGTCCTTGGCTATCAGTTCAGCCGCACGGGCATCAAGTTCCGGCTTCGGCTCTTTCGGCGGTTCGATGGTTTCCAGCTGCTCATACCTCACTCGCTTGAAGATGGCTATTGTCTTCATTGCGCATTCCTTTTGGTCAAAGAATGCGTTGTACCATATCATTTCCCACCCTTCGGCTCCGAGTTCGTTCATTCTGTCCATCGAGACGGGCGACTCGCTCATGTACTCCCATTTCGGGGTTAGATTGATTAATTCTGCCATAGATTAGTCCTCCACCTTCTTAACCATTCGTGCTTCCATTTCCTTGCGCTCTTCTTCCTGATGCTGCTTGATGTACGGCTCAAGACAATCCCAAGAGCGCAGCATGATTTTCACGCTCTCGATGCGCGACACACTGCCACGGGCATCAACCTTTATTTCGTAGGGAAGAGCGTCGGGTGACAGCGTGCGCACCAGCTTCTGTAGCAGCTCGATGTTCTTCTCGTTGGCAATGGGACGTGCGCCGTCCTTGCTCAGGTCGTCAAACTCAAAGCCGAAGTCTATCATCCTCTGACGTGTCTTTTCGTCGTCACGGCGCCAACGTCCAAGTTCCGTGCGCATCGTGCCGGTCAATATACCCCAGTCGTCGGTGCCTCTGTCGCTAATCCATCCGAAACCCTCAGTCTTCGCCCATTGCAGGAATCCGTCGTTTACCAGTTTCAGACGCTCACGGCAGTCTTCGAGCGACACCTTCTCGCCCAACTGCTGACGCAGTATGCGGTTCTCCATGTTCACCTCCTGAATCTCTCGCAGCGTCTTGGCCTGCGACTTCTTCAGGTAGGTGTCGTAGTCGAGCACGTCACAAACGTCCTGCACCTTGTGGTCGAGTATCGAGGCCATGCTGTCCCGCGTTCCCACTCCGAGTTTGCCTTCCTTTATCAGATACATCAGCATTCCTGCTGTCTGCTGCAATTCCTTTGCAGCCTTTTCCAGCTTTTCGCGCTGGGCATCGTCGAACTCAACAAGCGTATCGTCATTGTCAAAGTCGAAATCTAATGGTCTTTCTATCATATCGCCAAAATTTAATTTATTTACCTTTTAATTACAATATTATCACTTCCTCCTCGCCCCGTCGGCTGACGTAGGCGAACACCTGGTCACGGCTCACCTGCATCTGCTTCACGCGGCGACCTTTCGAGCGGGCATAGCCGCGACACCACTGCTCGTCGAGCGTCCACGAGATGCCGGGGTCGGGGTCGGCGTCGTAGGCACGCCAGACGGTCAGCGGGAACGGCATCGACTCCAGCGCGGCGGCATCTTCGGGGGTCATAAACCAACTGCGGCAGGGGCGGCCCGACTGCATCAGCGTGCGGAACAGCGGGGCCGTCTCGGTGCTGCCGACGGCCACCCACACCGTGCGCATCACCTCCCAGTAGCGGGGGTTCGACAGCAGACGGGCCTTGCGCCTGAAGATGTCCATCACCTCCTGCCCCCTGCCCTGCTCGTAGGCACGGATTATCTGCCCCACAATCTTCGCGTCCCTCGCCAGCTGCTTCTCCGGCAGTGCGGGGATGCGCCGCGTGAAGTCCGTCCGCTCGTTCTCCGCCAGCCCCCGAGGGTCATACGTCGGGACAGTGTACTTTGGTAGTTCAATCATAGTTCTGTTGCTTTTTTATCACGAATTATTTTTCTTGAACACGGATTACACGGATTTAACGGACTATCTACCGCTCGTGTTGATGCACGATGTGGTGTGGGTCAACATCATCGAAGTCAATTTCCTGCAACCGTTCAAAGTAGAATTTTCCATCCCACGGCTCATATTTGATGATGCCGTATTGCATAGCCAGCCGCGTTTGGAATGACTGACGGCAAGTGTGGTCGAGTTCTGACTTGATGCGGTTACGGAACCGCTCGATGTCGTTGATACCCTTGTAAAAATTGCAAGCACGGCAGGCTGGCATGAGGTTGTCGATGGCATTGATGCTCTCATCTTCAAACATCTTCCGCACCTCTTCGGCTTTATCCCGAGGGCCATAGCAGCTGTATGCAATCGGGATAATGTGGTCAACTTGCATTTCCTTCATCTCTATTTTCCGACCGCAATAGGCACAATGCCCGTTGTACTTGTCGAACACCTGCTGCCGCATGGCTTTCGAGATAGATTTTCGCTCTCCGTATTTCATAATTCGTTTAATCTGTGTAATCTGTGGTCGTTAAAACTTATACCTCGGCGCTGTTGCCTTTGCTGTACTCGAACACGTCCACCAGCTGCGTCTCGCCGACGTTGGCCTGCACGTAGTCAATCATCGTGCCCTTCATCACCGTGTCGATGTTGTCGAGCGCATTGTGCAGCGAACAAGCCTGCACCAGATACGTCACGTTGGTACGCTTCTCCTTCTCCGTCTTTTCGTCGATGGTGATGAACTGGAGCTTCGCCTTGTACCAGCGGGTGTCGGCATTGTTCGGGTTCCAGTCCATCGGCTTGTCGTACTGCTCCATAGCGGCCTCCCTGCCCTTGTTCATGGCGCGGCTCAGCTTCTCCGTCTCGTGCGACAGGATCTTCTCGCCGTCCTGCATGAAGAACACTTCCTTGTAGGCCGCCTTCTTCACGTCCGCTACTTCAAACTCGCCGCTGATGTACTGCGACATCTCCTCGGTGATGCGCTGCTCCGCCTCTGCAAACGACAGGGCATCGACCACGTACTGCTCCACGACCTGCTTCTGCAGCCCGTCCTCCATCGCCTTCTCATACTTGATTTTGCACTCAAACCATTGTGCTGTTCTACTTCTCATAATCGTAAATGTTTAATTGGGTTATTACTTTTTCTGTTTCTTACTTTTCGGTTTGATAGTCTTATCATTCACTCCGCAGGCAGCGACGGCCTTGCCCAGTTCGGCAAAGGCTTCGGCGGTCTTGCTGACGGGCGATGGCTTGCGCTTCTGCTCGTAGAGGGCAGTCAGACCGAGGCAGCGGGCGAAGGATCGCTCCAGTCGGGCGCCGTCGCTGGTGTGCCAGTCGGTCAGCAAAAAGATACAGCTGCACGTCCACCACATCCACAGCAGTTGAAGCAGCAGGCAGGCGACGTAGCCGAACCGCCCGCAGTGCAAGGCAAGCCACACGCAGAGTCGCATCTTCAGCGGATTGCAGGTGCGGTAGCCAAGCCCGCGCAGATACGCCTCGCTCTCGGCAAACCGCTTTTTGGCCTCATTCATATCCGTGCCGCTGATTTTGCCGCTGATATAAACTTTTTCTTTTTGTTTGCAATTCATAATTCATAATTCATAGTTCATAATTACTCCATTTCTACCAGTTCTTCGTCTGGAGTTGGTCTTACCACCTCCACGGCGATGGCACGGCAATAGGCTTTCGCCAGTTCGTGCTGTTTGTCTTTCGGAAGGTTCGGTGCTTCCTTCAGTTTCTCGTGCCATTCCTGGGCAATCCTTTCCTCTGCCCAGAAGATAGTTTCCGCGATGTCAGCCCATCGCTTGATTGCTTGTTCTCGTGTCATAGTTTCTTCAATTTATAATTCATAGTTTATGGTTGTTAAATTCTTCATTCTTTCATTTCTTCATTCTTTCATTTCCCGCTCATCCCATTCGGCTGGCTCGTGCCCCGCATGTCCTTCCCCTTGAACTGCACTATCTTCACCACGGAGCGGAGGCGGGAGAGCACGAGGTCGCCGTAGCGGTCCTCGATGCTGGGGATGGTGTTGCCCTGACGGTCAGTGCCGTGCGTAGTGCGCAGGTTCGCCGTCATCATCAGCAATATGCCGCGCTTCTCAGCAGCGTCGCAGAGTTTCAGGAACGGCGTACTGCGCTCGCCATAGTCAAACTTCGTTGCTGGCTCAGTACCTATGTCATCTATGACTATAAGTTTGTGTTTTATGACATCCTTGATGTTGTCGTTCATCTCCTGCGCAGAGTAAGTCGAGACGATGCGCTGCGTGTGGCGGTGGATGATGACCGGCAGGATGTTCTGTACGATGAGCGTCTTGCCGAGTCCGCATGGACCAAGGCACAAGAGGCCGCGCCCTTTGTTGTCCGCGAGCCACGCCGCCACCTCGTCATAGCACGGCAACCACTTCGCGCTGTCACCGAGGTAGTAGCGCAGCCCAGCGTCCAACATCTCCTTCGCCTCCACCACCTGCAACCGCAGACACTTCGGATAAGGGTCAAAACCACAATCCCGCAGGGCTTCAACGGAACTGGAGAATATAGAATCTATCTTATTCATTTACGATTTGACGATTTACTATTTACCATTTATGTACTATTTAATCATTTGGCAATTTTCCCCTCCATTACGGGAGGGCCAGGGTGGGTCTGCTACCAAGTGTCCATCCCCTCAAAGTTATCCCCATCAACGTGCTTCGGGCTATCGTCTGTACGTTGGCGCTGCTGCTTTTGCCCAATCGGTCGGTCCCCATGCTCCTTACGAAAACTCTCAAAGGTGCGGCAGCGGGCACGCCAGTCCATCATCGGCTTGCCGTCTTTCAGCGTCCAACCACTTTGGCAGCAAGCATCGTAGAAGCCGTCGGGAGTGATATATAGGAATGGCTTGCCCTGCTGGGTGCGTTCGTCGAAGTACGCCTGCACATCTTCCAGCGTCGGGGGATTGTCTGCCACAGTAGCCCTATTTTGCCCCTTGCGGGGCTTCTGTGCGCGTTTCTCCTGCTGGGTGGATAAATCCCCCGCTTTGCCCCCTTTCGTTGAAATTTGAGCCGTTTCTGTGGGTTTCGGGGTATTATCTTCTGGTTTTTCGTTTTCGTTCTCGCCGTCGCGATTTTCCCCCATACCCCCTATATCTTCCTTACTATCTATATTATTATTAACTCTACCCCCAACTCTCTTTGAACGGACGGGCGCGTCGCCTGCGCCTACGCGAGGTTTTTTATCATCTTTTTCGGTACTTTTTTCTGCACCTTTTTCAACCTCTTTTTGCAGCCTTACAATCTCCGCGTCGGTGTCTCCTGCGGCATCGTCGGGAGAGCCTACAACGGTCACACCATCGTCTGCCATGACACGCGGATTTCCGTCCTTGTCGGTCAGCTCGAAGCCATTGTCGAGGTACATGCGAGGCTGTATCATCGTGTCGCCCTCGATGAGTATCATACCTCTTAAATATAGCTCCTGCAGACCATGTATAAGTCCTGGTCTTGGTCCGCTGGCACCGCTCACTGCTATAGCCTCTGCAAAATACACAATAGACTGATATTCACCCGCTTTTGCCTTTTTCTGGCATTGCAGGCAGCGGAACGTCAGCGAGCGTTCGTTCTTTGGCCGCAGGTCGAAATCACGCAGGCAGATAGAGCCTGGTTTCGGCTGCAAAGCCAGCACGTTAAGCAAGTCACAGTACACCCCCTTGGCCACCCAGGAGCAGCGCCTGTAACGTTGCGACGACAGCAAGTCACGCGAGAACATATAGAACCCTTTTCTCGCTGCGGACTTGGTAGAGAGCCTGCCGTTTTTCTTGTTTCTACTCATATACAAAACCCCAGTTAAAAACCCCCTCGTTTTGCTCGCAATTTGCATCGCATTTTGCATACAAATTGCATGGAAAATTGCAACGTATTTGCTGCACAAATTCTGACGCAATATTGTAAACGATTCGCACAAAAAATACACGAATCTGCATCGCATTTTGCACAACGAGGGTAGTAAGTCCGTTTTTCTTATTCATATCGCCAATATGTATTATTGTTCCTGACAGGCGGTCATTTCACCATTGTCGTATGCCCAGCGCTTTGCCTTTGGCCACATGTGAGGCTCGTGTACTGCGGCATACGTTTCCTGTGTGAGTGTAGCGGACCATACCACCTTATCGTCCGTCAGGAACACATCGACACGCCGTTTGCCGCTTCGCCCGAAATTGGGGGATTCGGCGATGGGATGCCAGTCCAAATCTTTCCAGTTAATCATAGGTATATCGCCAATAAAAAAGTTATATCGCCTTTTGTCTGTGCCAAAGTTATCGTTTTCCTATATATCGTGTCGGACAACTTTATGCGTTGACGAACTTTTGGAAGTCGTCGAAATACTCCGCATCGAAGTGCTTCTTCCGCAAGAAAAGGACTATCATTTCTGTCAGTTCGTCTTCCCTGACTGCTTGCGAGTTTAGTATTTTCACTACGATTTTCCTGTGGCACATGCCGTTTTTCATTCCGCGAACTGGATCTGTGGTAACGACGCTGACGCATACGGCTCTCAGGTTGCTGAAGATGTCCTCGATGAACTTCCTCGGTGCGCCGTGAAAGATGAAGTATAGGCAATCGTCCTGCCACTCCTTTGCGAATGCCACATGTTTGCGAAAATTACTGTTAGACATCTTCTTTCTCCTCCTCTTCTTCAAGCCGTTTCAGTTCCAGCATGGCTTCCTTGTGTTCGTCCACCACCTCGATGGTACCAAACGAGGGGGAATACTTTGCGATGCCGACTTCCTTGTAGTATTCGTCCTTCTCTGCATCATGCAGGCTGCAGAACAGAAAGCTTTTTAAGTCCACACCATTGTCGCCAAGCTGAAATTCCCCATAGCAGACGTCGTACAGGTCGCAGTTCTCGCAAGGCGTATGCAGTGCCCCGTTTTTCTTCTTTCGTATATTATTGGTCAGACAGTATGCACGACCATTGATAATTATCATATTCAATGGGTCGTAGTGCTCCGGCTCGGTTTCACGATTGCAACCAGGCTTCGATACATAGTCCTCGCCATCTATGGCCACACCGCCCAGCACATCACTGATTTTCTCAAATTCCTTGTCGAGCAAAGAGCGTTCAATGTCGAGTATGCGATGCTGGATAGAATGTGTGGCAATCAATATATCATTATCCCAATCTATCCAGCCTTTTACTTCTCCCTTACGAATAATGCCAACGCATAACAAATGACTAATTGCCTCAGATATATCATCGGTATATCCTTGAACAATCTCTTCGATGCTATGACCTGTCTGTTCGGAAACAATAGCCTGGATCCTTTTTTTATTTGTTAATTTATAAACATGACACTTGCTTTTGTAGTCCTCTATATACCACAATGCCTTCTTCAAGTCCTCAATCTCTTTCTCCGCATCCTCCTTGCCCATTTCTGGTTTCAGTCCTGCCCGCCAGAGGTATTTGATTGCATTGGCGATGTCGCAGTAATAGTGTCGGATAATATCTATGCACTCGATGCCAGCAGGATGCTGGTTATAGTGCTTCGGGTGATTAACGTGTTCCATATAATATTATTTATTATCTTTTTATTTCACGAATCTCTGGCAGGTCAATATGGAAGTAGTCCATGAGGAATTGCCGGCAGTCGGTCTTACCACCGAACATATTCGCTCCAAACGTCTCGCGATACTCCTGAAGATTACGGCAGAAGAGTGACATGCAAAACCACTCGTAGGCATTGTTGAAATAGCTATGTATTTTGCTGCCAGGGTGCGTGTCAAGAAATTCTTGACCGCCACGGCACCAGAACTTGACCATATTGGGGTACTGTTTGAACTCGGTAATGCGCTTTGCTTTTGATTGCATAGGGCATCCCATACAGCCAAGCCTGCGTGATACATCGAATTTACCCCCCCATAATATAGCGGATGACACTTGATGCCACGCTCTGAAATGAATGCGGCTACATCTTCGTCTGTCCATTCGAGAATTGGCAAATATTGGCGAGTCTTTTCATTCTTGTTATAGACGCGGCAAAGTTCAGGTTCCTGATATCGTGCGGCTCGCTTCGGGCTCTCATAGCGTCTGACTCCGATGACAGCATAGTCGAGAATCTTGTATTCTTTCAGTTTATCGCAACATGCTCGTCTGAATCGGCTTGGCAGTCCAACCCTGTGCATAACCTCTCGGAAAGTCATCTTCGGCTGTACTACTTCTACACCCTTTGACTTTACATGAGCAATGGTGCCAGGTGGGTCTATTGTCGTATTCTTATAGATTGGTCGATATTCGACCCCACTCATCTTCGCCAGTTCGAGAATCACATCCGAGTCCTTGCCGCCGCTGTAACATATCTCCAGCGGTTGCCCGTGCTCCTTCGCCAACTTACCAGCCGCCTGTATCAGCTTCACGGCTCGATCAACCTTCTTCTGTAATTCGTCAGTCATTTTCTTGTTCATCCGATTCCAAGGTTATTCAAGTCCTCTTCGCTAACATACTTCCTCGCAATTTCCATGTTCTGTACGATTGCTTTATCGCAGATCTTATTGAGCATGGCTCCGTCAGATAATTTGCGGGAAAGCACATCTACTGCTGTGCGCAAGTTGGCATCATGGTTCAGGTCGATGGTCTCGTTTGGGTCGTCTGTCTTGACGTAGATATCGCAGACTTGCCTCCAGACATAGAGAGGATTCGTGTATCGGCCCTTGGCGAATACCGGAGCGTAATCGACGTTGAACTTCTGCTTCATATCCCGCATCAGCGCGTCGAACTGCGCCACTGCAAGTTGTGCGCATATCAGCCCGCATTCCAACCTTGCCTTCAGTTCGGCATTGGACTGGTGGTGTTTGTCGAGTACCATCTTCACGGCATTATAGACAATGAAGATGTGGCGACGGAACACTTCCTCCGTGCCGTCAAGGTAGTCAAGCCAAAGACTGAGCCTTTCCCCGAAGTTGGAGTTGTGCGCCCTCTCGTATTCCTCCTGCCTGCGAACGGTCTCGTTGCAGAGTTGCTTTGTTCGCTGCCGGAAGAGTCCGGCCTTCTTGATAGCGTCGATGCCGTCGCTAATGGCAAGCCGCGCAACCTCGTTTGCAATGCCAACAATAGCGTTAATCTGTGTGTTTGTGAGGTCGAAGCCCTCAATGAACTTCTCCTCCGTAATCGTCGGGCATTCACTGAGCACCTTTCTCGCGTACTCCTTGCCGTAGTAAACTGGATTTGCTGCCATAATTCTATTTCATTCTTTTATTTTTTATTTCACTTTGTAGTATTTGCAGTTAGTGCAGTTTGTTGTCTTTGTAGTATGATTGTTAGCGGTCTTTCAGAAAGTCTTGTTTCCTGTAGGACAGTGTTCGCAGTCGCCACAACGTAAGCGCGGCTTGTCGTTTTCCAACTCATATATGTTGCCAAGTTTGCCTTCTGCTGCAGCTACCATCATTGCAGCCATCATAGCAAGCGATTTAATTCCTTTCATAATAGATTTTATTTATTGAACATACTCCAGTCCTTGTCCACGATGTTCTTGTAGCCTACGGTTGCGCGGGCAAAGTCCTCTTCTCCGAGGAAGTCACGGAACGACTGCTTCCAATAGACGGTAGCCGTGCCGCCGCCAGCCTCCATAACCCGCATCACATCGTGGATAAACTCAATGCAGGCATCGTAGTCGTACATCTTGCGGCATACCTTCGTATTCTTCGTCATCAGACCAATCTTAAAGTGACGGCATCCAGCATCGCAGGCTGCCAGTATCATGTCGTAGGATGACTTGAAGTCGATGACAGGCTCAATAGAGGCCCACAGGTGGATGTCAGATTTAGATTCGGATAAGCAGCGAAGGACTCTGATACGTTCTTCGTTTGACGAAGCGTTAGGCTCCAGCTCGTCGTGACCGGTGAGTGTCACACCAAGAGCCACGAGGTTCTCGTCTTCCTTATACATCCATTGGCGAATATATGTCGCAAGCGAATAAGAGTGCTTTCCTGCTGAAAGGGTATTACCGACCTTTGTCAGCAAGGTAACTGGTATGGCTATTTGTATGCTGGCACTCATTATTTTCAGGAATAAATTTATTGTCTCTTCGATACACGGGTCACTGGTGAACGTCATAAACAGCCCGCCGTCCTTGATAATCTGCTCTCGGTTCTCAAGTATCTCTGCCATCGCCACATGATAGGCGTGTTCTTCATTCACGATGCCCTTCTTCAGTTTGGGGCTGCTGCCGCCAAGGCCTTTCGCCCAGACACCCTTCTTCAGATAACAATACTTGCAGCCATGCGGACAGCCTACATACGGGTTCACGCTCCAGCGTCCGTACTCCTCTGCATTGCCTTTTGGTTTCGATAATATCTTCATAGTCGTTATTCCTAACAGTTAATATCACCGCTCATCGTGTTCACTCTATTCGGACGGCCTTTGCAGGTCACGTCGCCACTCATGGTGCTGATGTTCACAGCCTCCTGACACGTCACGTCACCGCTCTGCGTGCTGATGTGATGGCAGTCGCCGTACACCGTCACGTCGCCAGATTCCACTTCCAGTCGCTCCACCTCGCCGTGAATCTCAATCTTCACCGTGCAGTTCTCCAACGTCATCTGCTCACCGTCGAAGTCGAAGCGGTTGCCGTCAACGAACCACTCGCCGTTGCGCTGCTCGATGCGGTTGCCCACCAGTTTATATGTCTTACCCTTTCGAGTAATCACCACCGAACCGCCGTTGATCATCGTCACCGTGCGCCCTCGGCTGTTGTAGTTAGTTATCGTCGAGCCGTTCATGCTCTCGATAACCTCACCTTCTTGTCTCTGTTTCTCGATGTAATCCTTCATCGACATTCCGTTAATCTTGATACCCATGATTTATTTCTTATTGGATTCCATTATCTTTTGCTATCGTCTTTAGTTGTTTCTTCCTTCTCAGGCCACCACGCCCAGGCGGCATCCTCGGCACGTCTAATCATCCATGGGGCGATGGCCTTGATGATTTCATCGTAGAAAGCCCACGCCACGGGCAGCGTCTTGCGGCTCTCGCTGTCGCGGAACCCGCACTCGGCAGGGCGTATATTGGGACAAGAGAACTGCACCGTTTGGAACACATACTGCCCTTTGCCGAGGTCATGCCGCGTCATTGCCATCAGCACGCGCCGCATACCAGGACTTTCGGTAGCAGGATGCCAAGTAAACGTCGTCGGCTTCAGGTCGGGGTACTCGTTCTCTACCATCGTGTAGGGCAGCTCCAGTCCGTGCCGCTTGTCCCAAGCACGACAGCGGGGGCAGTCCACGTCGGGCGTACAGCCCAGCAGCACGCCTCCGTCGAAATAGCACTTGTAGCCCTTCTCGCACAGCGTACCCAGCTTGTTGTACTTGCACCCCTTGCGGAACTTGATGCGCTCCTTCGGCTCCAGTATAAATCGGTGCCCGTAACTGTTCTTCCGCACCACCTTGAACTCAATTTCCTTTTTTTCCATAGTTAGTCCTCCTTCTTACCACGTGCCAACACCTCGACAATTTCCTTCAGCGTCTTGCCGCTGACCCACTCGCCCTGTGCAAAGCGCTTGGGGGTGTCGAGTTCCAGCTGCATCTTCTTCAGTTCATACTCCTGGTCGAGTTCCAAACGGCGCATGGCCAGCGTCGCGTCCATCTGCTCCTGGAGTGCGGCCTTGCGAGCCTCGTAGTCCTCCTTGGCGGCACGGGTTTCGGCCTGCGCTGCCTCAATCATCGTCTGACACTCGCGCTCCTTGTCGGCCAACTCGTCTTCGTGCGCCGACTTCAAATCGTCCATCTCGCACTTGATATTCTCCACGTCGGCCTGTGCATCGAGCTTGACGTTCTCGATGTCGATAGCCAATGCCCAATCGTCTGGGTCGAGCAGGTCTGGCTGTCCGATGAAACACTCAAAGACCGTGGCCTGCTCGTCATCGCAGCGAGCCTCGCCCACCGCAATAGGTCTCAGTTGTACGTCGGCAACGCTTGTGTCGCCATTGTCGCGGCGAATAATGTACCGCCCACTCTTCGGGTAGTGCTTCGCCAAGTAGGTGTTGTCCGATGCTGCCAGTTCGATCATCGGCAGCTTGATCATCATTTCTTTCATAATTCGTATAATTCGTTTAATTCGTGATTCGTTAATACCACCATCCCTGCGGTGGCACATCTTCAATCTTTCCGTCTTTTATGAAGTAAAGGTTGGCGGTCGCATTGTGCAACCGCACCCACCTTCGCTGGTCAGTTCGACATAGAAGTTTGTTCGCATCGTCTTTCGACATCGCTTGCAATCGTTCGTCAGTCATAATTCTCAAATTCTCTAATTCTTGATAATCGAAATCCGTTAAATCCGCGTCATCTGTGGTCGTAAACCTTAAAACGGCAGGTCTCCTCCGTTATCCGCAGGTGCTGCCGAGGCGGGCGGGAACGGGGCGGCAGGCTGCTGTGCTATGGTCTGTGAGTGGGTCATTTTGCTTTTTTAGTGAAGAGTTAAGAGTTATCCTATCCGCTTCATGTCGATAAGCTCTGGATTGTCGTAGATGTTGCCGATGATTATAATGTCACCATTAAAGATGATGTCCCACTCGTTGTCTTTCATCGGCTGCGGCATAGGCTCGACCATCTTGAAGCCACCCTTGCGGAAATCGACGTACATCTTCCGACGGAAGGGTTCCATCGGTCCATCGCCGTTGGAGAAGTATTCGTTCCAGCTGACACACTCCACTATGTCGCCCTCATATATGCGGTTGTGGTTCTTGTCGTAGCAGCCAGTGAACTGCCCGACGGTTTCGCAGAGCACCTCGATTTCTCCATACTCATAGACGATGATTCCCTTGTCGTAACGCTTCTCATGTCGGCCATTGTCAGTAGCATGTGGAGCAATTACGTTGTGCCATAAGTATTTGAACTCGCCAAATACCCAAGGCGTAACTTTGCCGCCCTCATAGCAGGGCTTGGCTCTGAATTGAATTTCTCTCATAATGTTTCTATTTCTGCTTTCAGTCGTTCAATCTCTTCGTCTATCTCCTGGCGAATCGCCGTGTCGTGCTTGTCGAGCAGTTCGTCGATGTACTTCATCACACATTCGGAGGTGAGTCGCCAATCTCTTTCACATTTCCATGCGTACCATAGACGATGTTTAGATGTCTCGTCTATCTCTTTCTTGACTCGCGCTAATTCTTCGAGGCGGTCGTTAATCTGAACGGCTCTCCGATATTGTTCCTGTGTCATACGTCAGTCCTCCTTCTTTTCGTTTAACTTCAATGGAAATCCTTTCTCGGCTTCCAACTCCTGCTTGCGCTTATCGGCGGCCATAAGCAGTCTGTTGCCATAGAAGCCGTGGATGATGTTGGCAGCGTCCATTGCCGCGTCAATCATCTTCATTTGTCGGCGCATGGCCTGCACCTCGTCCATCGGCTGCTGTGTGCCGATAGACTTCAATGCGTCGCTGCCCAACAGATAGATGTCGAGCAGGTCTTGCATCAGTCGCTCTTGTTTCTTTTTCGTTAGAATCTTCATAATTCCTTAAATTAACTTCGTTCATTCTTCCTCCCATCGCCTTCGCCCGCCACAGCCGCAGATGCAGGGGGCTACTCAGTCGGATTGACGATTACCCAGTCCTCAGCAAACATATCGGGAGTAGATGCGTTCCATCCGTTAGATATCGAGCCGTCGGCAGCCTTCATACAAATGTAATGCGTGAAGA